CTAGATATTATGATGGAATACGCAGAGGCAGACGTTAGGACCACTGCAGAGTTATATCTTGCACAACAGGATGACTTCTCTTGTGAGGAACACAAATCATTGCTGCCTGTGTTAGATCACATGGCTGACATGATGCTTTTCTTAGTAGAGATAGAGCGTAATGGTGCATACATCGACTTAGACGCTCTCAAGAAAGTGGAAACTGACTTCCAGAATGAAAAGAATAAGTTAACCACTGATCTTAATGCAATAGTTGAGAAAGTAATGGGGGATACTCCTATCAATCTCAATTCTGGGGATGATATGACCAAGGTTGTATACTCCAGACGTGTTAGAGATAAGCATGCACACAAGCAGACGTTTAATATTGGTACTAATGAGGCTGGTAAGGCACTAAGACCACCACGCATGTCTCAGTTTCAGTTCAACTCTGCTGTACGGGCCACTACTGATGTAGTCTACCGGACAGATGCCGTGTGCTGTCCAGACTGCGAGGGCGCAGGCTCCATCCAGAAGTTCAAGACCATTACTAAGATCAAGCTAGGCAAGAAGTATCGCGTAGCGGGTGATCCCTACAAGAACAGGACTAAGTGCAAGGTTTGCTCTGGTGTAGGAGCCATCTATCAGTCCAACGGGACTGTTGCAGGCCTCAAGATGATACCAGAGACAGCCTTTGATGCATCTATGGGGGGCTTTAAGACTGACAAAGAAACTATCAAAAGAATGATAGCTACAGCAGAGGCTAAGAATAAGCATACGGCTGTAGAGTTCCTAACTAAAATATCACGGCTTAATGCAATCACTACTTACTTGGACAGCTTTGTTGCTGGCATACAAAAAGGTACTCGCTCTGATGGACTTCTTCATGCAAACTTTAATCAATGCGTTGCTGCTACTGGTCGCCTCTCTTCTAGTGGCCCTAATCTACAAAACCAGCCAAAGAGAGGGTTCCCTGTACGCTCTTGTTTTGTTAGCAGGTTTGACGATGGCATTATTTTGGAAGCAGATTATAGCGGCCTAGAATTTAGGACGTGTGTTGAATTATCTAGGGACGCACAGGGACTAGCTGACATTCTTGGCGGCAAAGATATTCATCGACAGACAGCCAGTATTGTGTACCAGAAGCCAGCGGCTGAGGTCACTAAAGAAGAGAGGCAAAAAAGCAAGGCCCAGACGTTTTTACCACTTTTTGGCGGCACGTCTTTCGGTCACCCACCCCATATTGCTGCTTACTTCGATACTTTTTATGAAATCTATGAGGGCATTCATGGCTGGCATGACCAGTTAATGACCTCTGCCCTAAAGACAGGGATCGTACAGACACCCTCTGGAAGGCAATACTTCTGGCCTAATGTTGTGCGTACCAAAAGAGGTAGGGTCTCCAATGCCACACAAATCTTAAATTACCCTGTTCAAGGATTTGCTGCAGACACCGTACAGTTAGCCTGCATACGGGCGCACCGTCTGTTTAAGAAGCATAAACTAGAGAGCAAACTCATCTTGACGGTACACGATTCAATCGTCTCTGACTGTAAAAAAGAAGAGGTAGAACAGGTAAAGTCTATCCTTCAGACTGCTATGGTTGGTGTGCATGAAGAGATAGAAAAGCGTTATAATTACAAATGTGTAGTACCTTTTGACATAGAGATAAGTGTCGGTAAAGACTGGTTAGAACAGGTGGAAATAGTGTTGACCCCAACACCTAACTAAGGTACAATGTATATTCACACAAATGGAGACTTTAATGTCTGATATCATACCCGTTGAAGGCGGTCTGAGCCTACAAGAAATGGCTGCAGAATTAGGGGCATCTGTTGCTCCAAAGGGACCAAAAATCCCCGCTTTAAAGATCAATTCTCAGGGCGAAGACAAAGATGGAAACCAAATTCCATTAGGTGCTTTCTTTCTAAACGTCGATGGCGAGAGGGCTTATGCTAAAGAAGGCGTTAAGATACGTCCTTTAAGTAATCACATCCAGTATATGCACTGGGGTGATGGAGTACTCATCAACAAGTCTCGCCTGATTAAGAACATGCGCGAAGAGGCGCGTGACCAGTTAGGCGGTCTAATGTGCAGTATGCCTACCTATGAGGCATCCCGTGGCATGACAGACCAGCAGCGGGAAGAATATCAAGGCCGTGATCGTTACCGGATAGTACGCGCTCTGTGTAGCTATGAAGGTACTACAGCTAGTGGTAATAAAGTTACTGTAGAAAACCAGCCTTGTATCTTGTCGCTTAAACGTAAGAACTACGGCCCATTCTACCACGATGTTCTTAATCGCTTGCCTGCAGATACTAACATGTTCGACTTTGATTGTGTGATGACTGCTGAGAAGCACAAGTCTCCCAAGGGTGCTACATACTATGTGATGCGCTTTGCACCTCAGTTCAGCACACCTCTTGCTTTAGACCAGATGACCTACGACAGCCTGTCTGCTGTGGTGTCTATGGTTAAGGCAGAGAACCAGCGCATTGATGAAGCACATTTTAAGTCTCTGGATAAGAAGAATGATGAGGCTGAACAGGACCGTATCATGGACGAAGTTAATACTCTTGACGGTGATTTCGTCTGATGGGTATCATCTATGATATGACTAACGAGGTATACCATGCTACGGCTGGTATATCCTCTTCACCCGTAAAGACGGTGTACAAAAAGTCACTGTCTCATTGGAAAGGCGAGAAGCGTAAACAAACGGCTGCTTTTACTATGGGATCAGCCGTTCATGCACTTCTCTTAGAAGAAAGTAAGGACTTAGTTATTAAGGGTCCAAAGACTAAATCCTCTATAGCTTTTAAAGAGTTAGAGGCAAGTCTTAATGAGGAACAAATACTTCTGACTGAGGTAGAGTGGTATACCGCAAGGGCTATATCTAAAGGTGCTTTGGGTAACCCCACTATTCATTCTCTTTTACGTCACAAGGACCGCCAGAACGAAGTATCCATCTTCGTAGAGTGTAAGTCTACGGGACTCATGCTTAAAACCAGACCTGATTTAATGATCCTGTCTGAGAATGGTTTGTATGATGTAAAGACTACACAAGACGCCAGCCCCCGTGGGTTTTCAAAAGAGTGTACTTTGTATGCTTATGATATTCAGGCAGCATTTTATTTGTATGCCTGTCAGCTTGCAGGGTTGGATGTTAAGGAGTTTTCTTTCTTAGCAGTTGAGAAGTCTGCACCCTATGTCAGCCATATGCACGTTGTAGGCCCAGAGCTTCTGGAATCTGCCACCATCCGTATGAAAAAGGTTCTACAGACCATTGCGGAAGCTAATAGCAAGAAAGAATATGGCACGGGCTGGGGAGACTACACAATCCTTAGCAAACCAGCGTGGCTCTAACACCACAGTCTGCCAAGGCCAAGGGAAGACGGTTTCAGCAGTGGTGCAGAGATAAGATTTTATCTACGTTTCCAAAGCTGGAGCCTGATGACTGCAGATCAACTTCTATGGGCGCAAACGGTGAAGACATCCAAATGTCACCTGCCTGTAGAAAACAGTTTCCATACTCTGTCGAGTGCAAGAACAACTCTAAGAACGCAATCTATAAAGTCATGGAGCAAGCAGCCGCTAACTGTCCCAAAGGGGCAACCCCATTAGCCTTAATAAAAGCAGATCGACAGAAGCCACTCGCTGTTGTCGATGCAGAACACTTTTTCCAACTAGCGAAGAAACATAGGTAACTCATGGATAAAAAAAACATAGAAGAAGATGTATTACAAATACAACTTAAGATTGACGATGAGGGAGACTTTCAGGTTTCCGTTGGACATAACATTGATGAAGAAGACTATGAGACTGAAGAACTAGAGTTCTTTAATGATCTACTCAATGGTATATCCTTTAGCATTAATTTTGGAATGGAACAGTTAGCTGCTCAAGGCACTATCATGCGTAAGCTGGCAGACTACACTGATGATGATGATGAGGATGAAGTTAACTTTGAACCTGACCCTGAGCTAATCAAAGCCATGCACGACAGAAAAGTTGTGCCAATAAAAAAGAAGTTTCATTGATGGCTAAATGGAACCTAGAAAAAGCTAAAACCTTAAGCAGCCTTACTAAAGAGGTTGATGACATGGTTATTAAACCCCCGCATTACAATCAGTCTCGCATAGAATGTATAGACGCAATGGCTGCTATGGCAGAGGGAACTGACCTGCCTGCACACTCAGCTTATTGCTGGCAAAACAGTTTTAAGTATCTGTGGCGGTTTCCTTACAAGCATCAATTTAACAGTGGCAGGCTAGAAGACCTCAAGAAGTGCCGTTGGTACTTAGACCGCTTAATTAAAACCTTAGAGGAGCCTGTGAAATGATTAAAGAACCTTTAAATCAAGTCGGGGATACTGAGTGGGTCAATGATATCCGACCTAACTCTGGGGCATCTCTATCTCCTTTGGAAATGGTACAGGAGTTTGCCCATTGCATGAGCCACCCTGTGGGCGAGAAATGGTACTTCGACCACAAGCTAGAAGACATGCGGTTTAGGCTGATTGCTGAAGAATACGGGGAACTCTCAGATGAGAGCGACAAAGGTAATCATCCAGAAGCTATGCTTAAGGAATTAGCTGACCTTGTGTATGTAGTCTATGGATATGCCGCCACATACGGATGGGATTTGGACGAGGCTGTTCGCAGGGTCCATAAGAGTAACATGTCGAAGCTAGGCATAGATAATAAACCCCTCAAACGCCCAGATGGAAAAGTCCTTAAAGGACCAAATTACAAGAAATGCGATTTGTCTGACCTTGTAGAAGAAAGAACATAATATGAATAATTATTTACCAACAGACTATCAGACCTTTATCGCAACCAGCCGCTATGCACGATGGCTACCGGAGGAAGGTAGGCGTGAAACATGGAGTGAGACTGTAGAGCGTTATATTGATAATGTTATTACCCCAGTGTTATTAGATGCCAAAGCAGAAATTGATCTAATACGGCTTCACATACTGAGCCTTCAGGTTATGCCCAGTATGAGGTCATTGATGACTGCAGGCGAGGCAAGTCAGCGTGACAATACTTGCATGTATAATTGCTCTTACTTAGCCGTAGATACTACTGAGTGCTTTGATGAGGCTATGTTCATTCTCTTGTGTGGCACTGGCGTTGGGTTCTCTGTCGAGAGGCAGTACATCAAGAACCTTCCCGAAATTCCTAATCTGAGTGATAGTGAATCCACAGTCGTTATTGAGGATAGCAAGGAAGGTTGGGCTGCTGGGCTTCGTCAAGTGTTATCTCTCCTATGGGCGGGTGAAATCCCTAGTTGGGATGTTAGCAAAGTTAGGCCTGCAGGGGCAAGGCTGAAAACCTTTGGGGGCAGGGCTAGTGGACCTGCGCCTCTCATTGATCTGTTCAATTTCTGTGTGTCCACCTTTAAGGTCGCAGAAGGTCGCAAACTGTCGTCAATTGAGTGCCATGATATCATGTGCAAGATCGGTGAAGTAGTGGTGGTCGGGGGCGTCCGAAGATCAGCTATGATCTCACTTTCCAATTTGTCAGATGATCGTATGCGTCATGCTAAGTCGGGTGCATGGTGGGAGAACGACAAGCAACGTGCTTTGTCTAATAACTCAGTGGCGTACTCAGAGAAGCCTGACATGGCGGGGTTCATGCGTGAGTGGATGGCACTTATGATGAGTGGCTCTGGTGAGCGAGGTATCTTTAATAGGCAGGCTGCTACAACACAGGCAGGTAAGAATGCCAGACGTAAAACTAACTTTGAGTGGGGGACAAATCCATGTTCAGAAATAATTTTACGGGGTCCAAGAATTGATACGTCCTTCGATGAAACCAGCGGCCTTCCTAAGAATACCCCTATTACGGGTACTGGTGGACAATTTTGCAACCTTTCTGAGGTGGTTGTACGGGAGACTGATGGCATTGAAGACATTGCCCGAAAAGTCAGAGTCGCTACTATACTTGGAACTATTCAATCCACATACACCAACTTTCCATACCTGCGTCCGGTGTGGGCTGAAAATACAGCAGAAGAACGCCTGTTGGGTGTGTCGCTCACGGGTGTAATGGATAACAAGCTAACAAGCCTTAGCAACAAAGGTTTAGCAGAGACACTATCGTACCTTAAGCAGGTGGCTATAGACACTAATAAAAAGTGGGCTGAGAAATTAGGTATCCCTGTAAGTGCTGCTATTTCGTGCAATAAACCGTCAGGAACCGTATCACAATTGTGTAATTCCGCTTCAGGCATACATGCGCGGCACTCTCCTTACTACATCAGAACAGTTCGCGGTGATAACAAAGACCCTCTTACAGCCTTCTTACAGGACCAAGGCATTCCTAATGAGCCTGACGTAATGAAGCCTGACGGTACTACGATCTTCAGCTTTCCTATGAAGTCTCCAGAGGGTGCTGTGTGTACTGCTGATATGAATGCTATAGAGCAATTAGAGATGTGGCTAATCTATCAGCGACATTGGTGCGAACATAAACCATCGGTTACTATAAATGTTAAAAAAGATGAATGGTTAGATGTAGGAGCCTTTGTCTATAAGAATTTTGATGAGATGTCGGGGGTTAGTTTTCTGCCCTATGACGATCATACTTACCAACAGGCTCCTTATACTGCATGTACCGTCCAAGAGTTTAAAGATATGGTAGCTAACTCTCCGATAAATATTGATTGGATGAAGCTGTCAGAGTATGAATATGAGGATAACACCTCTGGCTCACAAACCTTAGCCTGCAGTGGAGATGTCTGTGAAATGGTAGACATCTGATGTTTGTATACCTAGTGATCCTAATCCACTTGGGGGGGTATAAAGTACACGCCCCCAACGTGGTGTTCACTACTGAGGCACATTGCTTAACCTACAAACAATGGGACAGAAAAAGACTTAAAACCAGCGCACCAGACCCCGCTGCTGAAGTAGTATCACTGTGTATAAAACTACCTTTAAGTGTATAATTTATACGAAAAAAGCCTACAGGCTGCTTGACCCATAGGCTATTATTTGGTATGAATTTCTCGAAGGGTTTGGTCACCTTTCGTTAGTTGGTAGAAGCCCCATCCTGTCTTGATTGGCAGTGTGGGGTTTCTCTTTAAGGTTTAGCGAAACGTGCTGCCTGATTACTTATAGTAGTTAGAATTGCCTGTGTCTGAGCATCGGCCCCTGACCCACTTTCATCCTCTAAAGAAGCACCCCTGACCACACCTACCATGACATATCGCTCTAGCATTTCTTGCAGTAAAGGGTCATTTGGAACCTTATTAAACTTTGCAGCGAGTTCTAAGAAGTAGTTAGGATCAGCGAGAAGATTTACTAATATTCTGTTTGCAGCACGGTCTGGGGCCATCTTATCAATTACACCGCCAGCCAGCGTTCTAATCTGAGTACCTAGTCGTGTTAGTGGCCCTAGCATAACATTAATGCTTGTCTGAGTAGCACTCATAGCAGCCCTATTAAAAGCCGTGGAAGACTCGCCTGCTACAGGTTTAGCTCTCTGACCTTGAGCCGTTACTTTTGCTAAGTCTAGTACCTGTTCAAACGCTCCAGTGAAATCACTGTCGTTACCGTAGATTTTACGGGCCAGACCGTACAGGTTTGTGTTACCTGCCTGTGCATTATTAATGTTTGCAACAGATATTTCAGTAATATTCTGTAAGTTTTTACCTGATGTCTGGACAATTGCAGTTGCGTGTTCGTTGAAGGCTAGTTTTAAACCATCTAAAATTATCTTCTTTTCGGGCGCACTTGCAGTCGCCTCTGCTACTTCAATAAGCCTCTCTATGTCATTCATGCTGTTGTTGGATTTAAATACAGCCTTAAATGCATCCCTAGGATTACCTGTAGCCTTAAAGGTATCGTCACCCATAAGAAAACTAAGCTCAGAACCATTACTATCTATAAATTTTCCTATTACAGTTTTCTGAACAGCAGCCTTTTGTACTTTAGCAACCTCCCCTGCTTTTTCCATTAATTCCAGTAGTTGTGCCTGACTTGTACCCGCACTGTCCAAGTTTTTAACCAGTTGCTGGATGACAGCAGTTTTTTCAGGGAATGCTTTTATTATAGCTTCTGAGTATCCTTGCAACTGAGTTGAAAAAGTAGAGAAGTCAGCAGCCTGCATGCCGCCGCTACGAACACTGTCTGCAAATTTATTAACTACATCAAATATCATATAGTCTAGTACTGCTTCTTGACGCCCTAACGCTGCGCCTGCCTCTCCGGTATCGTTTGCTCTTAAAGTATCTACTAAGTTTTTTATTTTATCAGGATTACCACCATTTAGAACCTCATCTACAATCATGGTCTGGCTTTCTTCTCCAAAGCCCTGTGCTTTAACTTTAGGAGCCAGTAAATCATCTGGGTTGGACCTACCAATAGTGCGCTGGTATAACTGCCCAAATCTTTCAAGAACTCCACCACCTCTAAATGCTGGGGTAAAGGTATTAGCATAATATTCTTTTGCTGCTAGAGCCAAAGGCTTTATTGCAGCATCGTTGTCTGCAGCAAAGTCTAGTGCCTCATTGTCTATGTATTTCACAAACTCCCTTAGAACTGCCCCACCACCTTCACCTAATGGAGTGCCACTGTCATATAGAGCCTCTGCCATGCGTGATGCCGTAGGTCTAATTTCTGTGTACAACTTAGAAAACGTCATCCCCTGAGAGGTAAGAAATCCTTCCATGCCCTCTGTAATCATATCTTCTATTGCACCAGCAGCTTGGGCCTCATCAATAGTACCCTCTTTTACAAGAGCGGCTACATCCTTTGCTGCCTTACGTTGTATAGACTGCAGGCTTTCTAGCAGAACTCCTAACGGAGAGCTTTTAGGAAGGCCTTGGGCTGCATTATCTAACTGGGCTGGTTTTAATTCATTAAGGATATCAACCATGCCTTTAGGATCAACGTCACCACCTTCAATAAGACCGTATAGTCTGTTTTTCTCTGTACTCAGTTTTACATAAGCATTTTCTAGGCCTGCTTTTATTTTTTCTACTGATTCAGTTTTAGGGGTTCCAATCTCAAGGCCAGATATCTTTTCAAGTCGGGTTACTGCATCTATAAACTGTAAGTCATTAGGGTCTGTAGGAATAATCTCATTCATCTTTGCAGTCAGTTCTGCTTCTGTAGTTTTTAGATCAATGTTTACATTATCTACAAGTTTTTGGCCTTCTCCTACAATCTTATCGGATGACTCTTTGAGTACCTGTTCTTGTGCTAACTCTGGCGATAGACTTTTATCTACACCGGAGTTCCCGACTATTTCCTTACGCTGGCTTACTAAGGCTTCATCTACTGCATTTGATGGGCCAGCTACAGCCGTACTTAAGTCACCAGCACCACCAGCAGTATTATTAAGCTCTACCCCTCTACGGTAGCCTAGCAAAGAAGACATATCTGCGCCTTCTTCACTTCCCTTGATAAAAGCAGTAATAGTATCAAGAGTAAGTGTTTTGTCACTACCACTTGTATCTAGCATTTTAATAATAACATCTTTATTTTGACGTATTACTTCTGCAATCTCATTATTTTTAGCAATTATTTCCTCTGGTGATGCTGTAGGGGGTAACTGGCCTAGGCGTACCATTAGGTCATCAAATACTGCCTTATCTAATCCTTCAAAAAACCTACCACTTGTCTTAGGCCGCATCATATCGACAAGGCCTTTTAAGAATATATTATAAGCACCTTTGCCTACTGTTTTTGCAGTAACCGCTGCAGTACCTACTATCCCTGAAAGTGCTAGTCCTTCAGCAAAAGCATTTATTCTGGTTTCGATTGCATTAGAGGACGCCTCATCGTCTAAATCAAGGCCATCAAACAATCCCATTGCTGAATTTTGACCTACAGCAAGAGTTCCTTCTTCTGTACCCAAAGTCATAGCCCCACCAAAGGCCGCTGCCACTTCCGCTGCCAGACCTCGTAGTAGCATTGGTCCTTTCGTCACAGCGGTATACGCCATCTTTGCAGGTATAAGTGCTGCAAGCAGAGCGGGTCCACCATCAGATACAAGGCTGTCTACAAGGCTTTCAGATGTATCTGTCTGTACTACCTTGCCTTCCAAGTATTCTGTAGCATCTGTGTCATACGCTCCTGTCTCCTCACCTATCTTGTCTACAACTGCGCCACCCAGTACAGCCGCATCTCCCATAGATTCCCGAATACCATACAGCAAGTTGGAGCCTGTAGAAACTGTTGCATCTCCAGAACCCCGTTCACGTCCAAAATTGTCTGTCTCACTAAGACCATAAGCCTTAGCAGTGGGGCCAAAGGAAGCACCAAATACATCTTTGAAATTATCAAGCGCACTTTGTTCAGGTACAGGTACACCTTCTGTTTTACCTGTCTTAGGGTCTGTGTATCGGAGGCCACCTAGTAAAGAAGTACTCCAACCTTCAGGGTTGTCACTTTTAGCTTTATTCTTCCATTCCTTAAATTGAGCAGACGCATCTAACCATGAGGAGCCTTCCCACATGCGGCTGTGGATTTTGTTTTTATCGTCATCTACCTCTACCTCTACCGCAGTAGAATTTTCATCGCTAAGTAAATCGCTCGTCTTCGGTGATGAATTTTCATCGCTAAGTAGATCATTTGGTTCTGTATTTGACATTTGTTCGTCCTACCTATTTGCCACGATTTTTATTAGCTAAATCCGTATACCAATTCCAAGCCTCTATCCCGAAAGCCGCTACCCACTCTTTTTTAGTGTATTTTTTACCTTGTTCTCTTTCAAGGTCGGTCACTGTATCACCCTCGTTGTCTGCAGCCACCTTTAGGAAAGATTTATACTTAGGCTGTCTGTCCTCTCTGTTGGTGACTGGGAAAACTGGCTGCACAGGCATATTATCAAAAGGAATGTTTGGTGTACCGTCTGCTTTGAAACCGTCCTGACCTTCAACTTGATTTGTTACTGGCTTAATGTAGCCTACATTATTCATGGCATCGGTATACTGCTGAGTTCTTAGAGTCCCGCCATCTGCGTCAGACTTAGCGAGGTTTAAGAAGGTATCTGACAAGGGCTTTCCTATAACCGTTCTATAGAGAATGTCTGTTACTTCTGAGCTAGTACCTTGCCCAGTAGACATACTAACCGCAGAGTTAATGCCAATCTTTCTTACATCTTCTGCGTTCTTAAGCTCTGCCTGAAGGGTTTTGTTCATCAACTGTACAAATACTTCAGGATCAGCAATGCCTTTGCCTAGAGAATTTAAAATTCCATCTAGCTCTGCATTAGAAAGGCCTTGACCAGACGATCCTCTTACTTTTGCCATCTGGTATGCCAAGCGTAAGAACTCAGCGTTAAGCTGTCCCTGCGTATCATCTTTTAAAGACAATTTTCCAATAAGAGTTCTTTTAAAGGTTTGATAGTCCTGTTGTTTTTGCATATCCGTTTTAGGCTTACCTCTGCTGGCATCCAGTACAGAATTGTAGGCAGTTACTATTTCTTCAGCTTTACTAGCCAAATTACCTACTGACACTGTAAATCCGTTAAGACTTTCTGGGTCATCAATTGCTGTCTGTCTTAATGCTAAGATTGAGTTAGTCATAGTAACAGTGGCAGCAACGTGGCTTGACATCTTAGTGACTTCATCGTTGTACAGCTTAACAGTAAGAGCTACTTGCTCTGGTAAGTAGAGTTGGGCTGCTTGAACTCTTGCTGCAGGTATTACTTGCTGTTTGAGATTTTTCCAATTCGTACCATCCCATGTTAGGGTCTCTGCCTGCCTTAGAAGACCAGTTCCTCCATCTTCCTTATCATAGACGTACATAACGTATTTAGTACCATCTGTTTTTTGTGCTGATTTTGCCAACGCATCTTTAACCGCTGCATCAGCAATTGCTTTTGCCCTTGCAAGGAACGCATTTTTCTGAGTAGTAAGCAATGTTCTAATTTGTGTATTTTTATTTCTCGCCGCGACATCTGCAGCATCGGTGCTACCCGCTGGAACTGCAGCTTCCATAGCTAGTAGTATGCCTTCTTTTTCCATAACGTCTTCAATACTGTTGATGCCTGCCATGAAGGTTGCTGTACTACCCTCTTTTAGTGCTTGCTCTGCCTTTTCAGTTACCGCAGCCGCCGTTAAAATCCTAGAAGGTTTAGCCGCTGATTGAAGTGTCGCCAGCATAACCTTTTCATCGGGCGTCAGGACTTTTTTGTCTTGTAAAATAGCTATTTGCCGTTCTATTTCGTCAGAACTAAGCGTACCAACCGCTGCTAGGTTGGTAGCAGTTTCTGTATTTTCCCCTGTTGCAAGTGCAATTCTCATAGCGTTTAACTGGATGTTTTGATTCGCAGTTAAACCCTTACCGTCAGTCAAAAGTTTTTCAAAAATAGCAATCTGAGAGACTAACTGAGGTTTGGGCATAGAAGATATTGTATAGTCGTTTTCTTTTGCAAGTTCTTCTGCGTTGTTAGAAGGGATTAATGCGTCTTCTAGACGTTGCACGTTTTTAATTTCACTTTCAGAAAGTGTTTCTCTGGTCTTCTTCTGCGTTAGAATAGAAAGATGGCTTCTCATCTCTTCCTCTGACATTCCATTAATGTCTAACTCCCCAGTAAACACGCCTAGACGTGCCGTAATTCTATCTAGCAGAAGTTTATCAAGAGCGTCAGACCCTTGAGGTGGGGGGTCTGCCTTTAGAATTAACAATTTATCTTTAGTGTTTGCACCAAAAAGAGGGTCTTCATCAGGCTTTTTAGGTAATTTACTCAGAAGAGTTGTAATTTCCTTTTTTATTATTTCAGAAGTTCTGGGGTTAACTAGCATTATGTTTAGTTCGGATACCGTCTTACCTTTATAGGGATCAGCAGGTTTCATACGATATGTAGCATCTTCTACTACTTTTTCTGCAACAGTAATTTCTTGAACAGCCTCGCCAGCAGCTAACGCCGCCTCAGTCTGGACAATTGCGCTACTGTCCTCTGCAGCCTCAACGGTCTCGTAGTCACCATTCTTCACTTTAGCGATAATAGCATCCATATCATTGTCAGATATGGGAGCAGCCCAGCGGCCTCTAAACGCTTCTCGTAGCTCTTCAGTAGTAGCCTTTTCGCCTCTGGCTTCTTCTGCCCTACCGTCAGCTAAAGTCACGGTATCTTTGGCATACCAATTAAATAGTTTATCCTGAACTTCCTCACTGAACTTGGTATTATCATCAATACCCAGTGCCTCAAAGCCTTTGCGATCCTTAATGTCTCGTAGTGTGCGCCCGACAAACTGATGCTTACCA